GCCGCATTATCAGAGGCAGCCCAAAATGTTTGCGTTCCATTATTAGGTGCGGCGGCAGAAAAATTAAATACTGCCCCACTTGGGCTGGTTGCACTACTGTTAATTATTGATAATACAGTAGAACTTGCATTTGATTTCTGAATTATGTGCGTTGAACCACTTGTAGTCCCCACCAACAAGTTACCGCTGGAGTCGATACGCATACGCTCTGCGGATGTTGCGTTATTAGTCGTATTAAATTTTAAATAACCAGCCTGTGAACCGCCACCTACGTTATCAATAACAAATTCAATGCCGCAGTAATTACTAAAACTACCAGCAGTTGCATAAATATTGCCCGCAGTTCCAGTACTTCCGTTTCTTATAAATTGCAACTGTTTAGATGTTGCGGTACTACTTGAACCAATGTCAACACCAGTAGTAGCGGTAACATTTGAAACAGTACCAGAATATGGAGTTGTAGCCCCAACTAGCACATTACCAGAGGAGTCGATACGCATACGCTCTGAACCAGAACCTCCTGAATCTGCGCCTGTAAAAACTTTTACAGTACTTCCTTCTAAAATCATGTCCCTAATATTGTTATTGGTAGCGTGTTGACTACGAATAACTAAAGAATCATCGACTCCCGGGTCACGGACATAAAAGTCCATTCTGCGAATAGAAGTAGGCAAAATAGATAGTGTTTTTACAGGCGTTCCACCAATACCTACATTACCACTTGAATCTTTCACAATCCCTGTCACGCCAACAGTCAATGTGTCTGTAGTAGCGTCACCAAGAACGGTGTTGCCTGTAGTGGTGAAGTTTGTAATTGTTCCAAAACTCTCAGAAGTCACCGTACCCTGACCCGGTGCAATCACCTGAGTTATCGGGCTTGTGTAGTAAACATAAATGTTGTTTGTCCCGCTCAACGGAGCAGAAGTGAACGTGATGGTATTGGCGCTGACTGTGAACGCTGAACTGGGATTCTGGGCTACGTTGTCAATCGTTACCTGCACCTGCGCTACAGACGCGACTGGGCGAGACAGCGTGAATGCGGTCGTACTACCGTTACCACTGAAGTAATCAATGGCTGGGGTGAATGCCTGTTGTGTGGGGGAGTTACCGATTGCTGCCATTATTTTTTCCCTTTAGCCGCCATAACTTTGGCTCTGTATTCTGGGTTTTGCCAACGCTTTTTTGCGGCGTCTCTTTGTAGCTCAATCATTTTAGCCCTGTACTCTGGGTTTTGCCAGTGGCGTTTACTTGCTTCGCCAATTTGTTTTTTAGCGGATTCTGGTACGGGCGCGCCTTTTACACCTTTACGGCTTTTGATTGTGCCCGCAGCAATAGCTTCTTTACGGCTTTTAGAAATGTTTAAACAATGTTCTGGAGAAAGTTTTTTTCCAAGATACCGAGTGCGAACTGCATCTCTGTACTGTTGTTTACCTTCTTCTGACGTGCCTGCCCAACGCGCCTTATGCACATTGCTTAGTTTTTTACGTTGCGCGTCTGTCAAAACTCGTTTGCGGTTTGCATTAGCCACGGCTTCTTTAACATGCTCCGCAATAGGAGCGTTGCCGCCCCCAATTTCAATATTAAACCCGTTAGGTGTTAAACAGTCATACGCTTTTATGCATTTGATTTCCAAATCGTTTATGTATTCTTTACCTTCACAATAAACTAAAACCTTGTAATCAAAGGAGCCCCAACCATATTTTTGAATGGCACGTTTAATAATACTATTACCATTACCAGAACCACCAGAAGACCTATACGAACTAAAGCGTTTCTTCAGGTTTGTTGACTGCCCAATGTAGATACGTCCTGTATCCTTATGGGTTATTTGGTAAATTCCTGCATTCATATCATGTTACTGTGAGACCACTTACCCAGCAGTCGGCTGAAGAAGACGCACTTGCTACCACTACCAAAGCATCACTTGCTTGCAGAATAATCCTGTTGCCTTGAATAACCTCTAGCGAACCACCAACCGCTACAGTGGCTGTCTCTACCACATAGTAGTTAACTGCCGAACGGGTAATGTAGACATCACAGGTGATGGGTGAAGTAGAAGTGTTAGACACCACAAGGCTGGCTACAGCCAATGTGCCAGAAGAAACCGTAGTGACGGTTGACCCGCCAGTGCTTATGTTCTTTACTCCATACGATACGTTGGTGTAGGTAGCCATTTCTTATCCCATCATAAAAGCTAGGTAGTACGCTTGGTCAACTGAAGCACTTGCATTTGCTGCCCACGTTGGCGCACTGCCGTTAGAAGTCAAAATATATCCGTTAGCACCAATACCCACTTTAGACAGGGCAGTGCCGGATGTGTAATAGAGCATGTCACCAGCGGCGTAACTTGTAAGCCCTGTGCCGCCATAGTTACTAGCGATAGTTCCGCCGTTCCAAGTGCCGTTAGTGATGACCGTAGAGCCAAGGTTTAGTGCGTTAGTTCCCCAAGTCACGTTCTCTGGTAGAAACCCGTGGACATCCCATGTGCCAGCAACCGTGCCGTTAGCCAACAATACAAGTTCAGCCGCGCCGCCAGAAGTGATGATGCCAATAGAACCAGTCGCGTAGTCTTGTAGAGTCAGCGTTCCAGTTGCGTTGTTGTTGAACACAAACGCCACACCTGTAGTCAGGGTGGTCGCGTCAGGCATTGTGTAGGTCTGGTTGCCCGTGCCGTTCAATGTCTGTGAGTAACTAGATGCCGCAGTTAGTGCTGTTGTACCGCCCGCCGCTGATATCGCTGTATCAGATTGGTTTAAACGGTTTACTGCTACGTTCTGGTTAGCATCTCTCAGCATCACCGAGTTAGCTCCAGACGATGAGGTTACGCCTGTGCCACCATAAGCTACGCCTACAGTTGTGCCTTGCCAAGTACCAGAGGACACTGTACCCAACGCACTGACATTACCAGATGCGTCTAGATTAACGGACTTACTAGAAGGGTAGGTTACAAAGACGTTGACTGTGCCTACAAAAGTAACCGCTGACCCTGCATTGCTAGAAGACAGAATAGTCGTGCGCGTGAGTGTAGGGCCAGTAGTTGAGTACGTACCAATACCTACCTCAAAGTTGCCAGTAGCATCAAAGGAAGAGTAGTACGTCGTATTCCCATTCCCGACCACGGCAAAGGATTGAAAGCCCGTGACAGAGCCAGTAAGCGTGAAACTTACCGTGGTGTTGGCTGTGCCAGTCTGTTGTACCCGGTCATTGAGGGCTAGAGCCATTTAAGACTCCAATCAACTGGTGCAGGTGGTTGAATACGTGACGGTGACTGTGTCTCCAGATGTAACAGTCTTGGCAGTGCTGAAGTTGCCTTCTGAGTACAAAGTACCCGCAGTGCTAGAGATTGTGCTGACTGCGCCAGTACCTGTCACCAAGAAACATCCATACACAGTAGCAGAACCTGTCATTGTGTAGGTGATAGCCGTAGCCGTTGACGTAGTGACGTTTGATGGAGTTGTACCAGATGAACTAGCCGCAGCAAACACTGCTGTACCACGAACTGCTGAACCGCCCACGGTGTAGGTAGTCAACTCAGTCCATGTCTTAGAAGACATAGTGTCTGTAGCCGCGAATGATGTGCTGTTGTTAATCAGCCCTAAGAATGGGCCAACAGTGGTGTAAGTACCAGATGTGCGGAGCAAGGTGTCCAGCAACAACTCTTTACCAACCGCTACGACCAAGTTAGGAAACTCTTCGTCCCACTTAAGGTTACCCTGTGCGTCACGGCACTCTACTTTGTAGAAGCCTTCAACGCCCATACCTTCTGGGATGGATGCGTTAGCTTGCAGTGTGGCTACGGCGTTATCGCCAAAACCGGATTGTTCTTTATGCATATGTGCTCCTATGAGAGTCGGATGATTGCAGACGTATTAGTGACTGCTGGGAATTGTACGGTGAATGTGTTAGTAGAGGTCTTATCTGCGCCAAAATCTAGCACGCAAACTGCTCCGTTATCCCCCGCTTTGTATATCAAAGCACCTCTTGCGGTGATTGCACCTGTCCATGCGGCGTTTGAAAAAGAAATGTACGCGGTAGCCGCCCCAGTCTGGTTGCCTGTTGTGGGGACTTGGGATACGGTCAACAAACTGCCACCCGCCACATAGTTACCCCCAGACGCTTCGCCCGTAGTTGTATATGCTGTTGTAGTTGCGTCTAAAGATGCCGTGTTGGTGTACAACGCAATATAAAAAGAACCAGACGTAAAATTAAACGAGCCGTTCATCAAGCCCGTCTTAAACGTGTTACATGTCCAGTTGCCCGTGAACGCCATTATCTAACCCCAGTATTTTGTGGCAACGGGGCTTCGCGGTATTGTCCACTACGATATGCATCGCTACGTTCTAAACCATCACCCAAACGCTTAGCAAGTGCGAGTGCTTCTTTGTACTTGAGTTCGTAGAACCCCATTACGTCGGCTTCACCTTTCATGTACGTGTACGCTTCAACAAGTGAACCATACAAGAGGACTGTGTCAAAGTTGTCTCCCAGCCAAGTCTGACCAGAAGCGGCAACAGTGATTGACACTGGGTAATAGTAATAGTGCAGTTCTACAGAGTAGGACGCGTCAGGGGTGGGTCCCACAATGAAAGAGAGTTCGTTTGTGATTGTGCTGGTGTTAACAGTCGGGCCAAACAACGCGTAGTACTTGGGGATACCTGTATCTGTAGTTGGATTTGGGTATGCCTGACGAATGAAGTTCACATCTTTGTTTAGCAAGTACTCGTAGTTGCCAGTAGCGTCAATCACAGCCAAAGAGTAAGTGGACAAAAAATCCTCTGGGCAAGACAAGTACTTATTGCTGGTAGTCACGCTACCCGTCACGTTCTTGCGCAACGACGGAAACTGAACAGAGTTGTATATACGCTGTTCAGCCTGAGTAATAAAGCGATTCAACTGAGTCGTTGAAGACACAACTGTGCTATCCGCCAACGTAGTGGCAGGAAACGTATTTTCTGTATACGTTTGAATCGCTGTTACTAACTCAGTGTAGGTCATCCCATCTTCCCACTAATCTTGCGCCCTTTAGTTGCAGCGCCGTATCCACGCATCACGCCAACACCATATGGGTTAACTGGAGCATAGTTGCCTTTGCTGATACCGCCAACAGAGGGGTTCATCTCTGTCATGCACTGAGCACCAGTCTCTGTAGGTAATCCAGCTTTAAGTGCTTTACCAGACATGTCGTGTGGTTGAGCGTAGACGCTGGCGTCACCAACTTCTTTACCCATCATTTTTTTGCTGAACGCCATTATTTACCCCTTGCTGCGCCGCGCTGGTTCACGACTTTTGCCATGCCCCGCCCGTACTGTTTCATCATGTCATTGGTCTTGCCACCCTTAGCCAATTTAGTCATTGGCTTGCCGGGATGCAGTTTCTTCTCGTGTTTGTGCACGGCACCTGCGATCATTTTCTTGTCTTGCTTTAAGTCTTTCTTGTCCATTTTCAACTCCTAAGTTGTTGCTACCGTTACTGTACCAAGTTGTACAACCAAATTCAAATTATTTGGTGTCAACGCCGCATCAAAACTGCTCGAACCACCCACTGGAGCCCAGCCCCATTGAAATATTCTGCTACCACCACCTGACTCACCGTCCGCTAACAAACCAGAAACTACATAGCTCCTGTCAGGACGGGGATTTCTCAAAGCCTGTGGGTCGTCCACAGGGAACATACCCAACTGCAACTGCGGATGGTCTGGGTCCCAGCACTCTGGGCACACCAACAAGTTGTAATTCTTTAACTTGATAATCTCAGTTTTCAGAACCTTCAACTTAAACCGCTGACCACAGCGATCACACTCCGAAATCGCATTCTTGCCCGAAGCAAAACGATTACCCATGACTACCTCCCGATGTAGGTCTGTCTAGGAACCAAACGCAATGCTGCTTTCTCGTGATCCTCATATGCTGCCAGTTCCCATGCCTCGTCATACTGTTGCTTCAACATGCCAATACGCTCCATACCTTGCGGTACTTTGCCAGCGATGTAGTACGACAGACCAGCCGCCATACATGGGATAAATCTAAACGGTACGTCCATGATGTTCACACCACCACCAGCGTCTTGCGTGCGGCGTAGACGCCAGTAAACAAATGTGTACGGTTGTACGTTATCAGGGGTAGGCCAAACAGTTATCGCTGGCACTTGTTGCCAATACACAGTAGCCGCAGCCGTATGCCCTACAGCAATCGTGTTTTGCTGACCACGGAAGCAACTAGATAGAGTGCCACTAACAGCGTTTGCGTTCTGGGTGATATACCCATAGTTAATAATCTCATCATCAATCTTTATAAACCCTGCTGCGGGTAAACCCGTAACATCACTCAACACGATTGTGTCTGATGTACTTGTGATGGTTGTAGTCAACGTGGCAGAAATGGGGCTAGCCTGCCCGTTGTAGCGCTGAATCCAAACCTGAATAGGTCTGGCTTGAGTTAACTTGTTAGGGATCGTAGCGTAGGTAGAAACGCTAATCCGCGTGATTGTCAGGTCGGCTTGGTTAGACGTGCTGTTTGCATCGGTACGAATCAAATGCTCAAGAAGGTCAATCGTGTCGTTTGGTAATGGATACGTGTTTTGCCCCTGAACTAGATTAATAGACCCTGTCTCAATAGTCCACATATTGATGCCACGGTTTGCCCAATCAGCAAACATAATGTTGAGACTACGACGTGCGGTACGCAGGTCATATCCAGTGCGCAGTTCACTACCAGCGCGTTCAAACGCCTCCTCGACCAACTCGGTGAGGTCAAGGTTAAAGCCATATGCGCCGGATGTGTTTGCCATTATCTAAATCCTGCTGTTTTCTTTGCTATGCCTTTGGGCTGTGCTACGAATTGTTTTCCGGCTTTTTTGCCAGCGCGTTTCGCACGCGTTGTCGCAGCGTACTCAGCAGGGCTGAGACTTTTGATCGCAGCTTCTGGAAGGTATCGCTCACCTGTTTTACTAGACGGTTTTCCACTTTTGGTTCTCCATTTTTGGTCACCCCAGTTTTTTAAGGACTGCTGTGGCGCTTTCAATCTCGGTAACCTCCGCCTGCCGCCTTGTACTTCTTGGCTACAAGTTGAGCTTTACGTGCTGACCATTGTCCTGCGCCTGTGCCGTGAGTTGCTGCGGCTTTTACCTGAGACACAATCCGCTTGCGCAGACTGGGTTTTGTGTAGTTACCAGCGGCGTTAACTTTCCCGCCCTCAGCGTACTGTGTGAAGTCGGTGTCATCCCTCCGGGCAGTCTTCTTACCCTTAGGCATCTTGGAAGGGCGCATAGCGCCCATACCGCGACTTGACATCATAGTTACATCATCTTTCCACGGGTTTTACCCTTAACGCAACATCCGTCTGCACGAGATGAAGCAGTGCCGCCAGCAGCTTTTTTAACTACCTTTGGGGCAGTTTTAGGTGCGGGTTCTTTTTCAACCCTGATACCACTACCGGGTTCTGCGGGTTTAGGGCCTGTACGAACGGGTTCGTCTACAGGGGTGTAGTCTGGGTATTTAACGTCAGCCATGATTAGCACATCCTCCCTTTTGTCTTACCGCGCTGGGCTATACCATCTGCGCGAGAAGAGACTGAGCCACCAGATTTAAAGTTCGAGAGGCCGGGGCCTTTCTTAGGTAAACGACCTGCTTCCATCTTCGGGCGACTAGCCTCAGCTATAGAAGAGCGAGCGGCGTTACTACGGCGGACGTTTTCTTTAGCTTCTTCTAGAACGTTACGTGTGGAGCCGCTAACCGAGCGCCTGCCTTCATTGCTATAGTCTGGTTTGTTAAGCGTTGTGGACCTAGACCTGCCCTCATTACTGTAGTTAGCCTTTGGTACCGATTTTGGCTTTGGTTTTGGTTTTGGCGCTGCCACCATAGTTTGTGAAGAGGACTCGGGCATGTAATCCCCGTAATCAGCACTTGGAGTTTTTGCTATATCTGCATCAATAGCATCACGGGCTTCTTTCATCCCAGCATTGCTGTCGTCGCTTGTGACGTAGCCTTCTTCGTTGTAACGCTTAACTTTTTTCATGGTGATTCCTTAACAGGCTTTGCCGCCCTTAGCCAACATCTTGCCTTTGGTCTTGCCTTTGGTAGCAACACCATCAGCGCGTGAGGAGGCGGAACCGCCCATAGCCATCTTCTTGGCAGCGCCACCTTTTTTCATAGGCATATCTGCTTTGGCTCCAGCTTTTTTCTTAGCTATCATTGCCATAAATCCGGGGTTCATTTTGCTAGCCATAGTATCACCACCTTTTTTAAAGAGTTCGGTTTTGCCCTGAAGAGTTTTGGGCTCGTTTACCTTTTGCAAATCAGGACGCGAGCGCGGCCCACCTTTAAATTTGATGCCTTTATCAGCCGCAGTAAATTCTTTACCAACAGACTGAGGGACACCAGCTTTCTTAGCAAACGATGAATTGTTAGCCACCGCCGCCATGAAATTGTGTTGCTTCTTACTTGTGCTTGGCATGTTAGACCTTAACAATCCAGCCCTTGCCAACAAAGAAGCCAACGACCAATAAGCCTACCCCGATCAGAAACTTCTCCACAACAGTCTTACCAATCTTTTTGTAAAACTCTGAAGACATTTCTTCGATAGCAAGCTTTGCCGCTTCTTTGGCGATCAATCGTTCGCGGTCTGTTAATTCAAGATCAGACATCAACACATCCTTCCTTTGGTTTTACCCTTTTGGGTTACACCGTCTGCTGCTGTCACATATCCACCATCAGCGCAGTTCCACGCTCTTAGGCTCTTATTGATCCTAGAGTTCGGGTCGTTCGCTGTTTTTGCGGATGTCAATTTCTTTTTCATCCCACTCATACGGGCGCAGAAAGAGTCGCGCCTTGAGCCGCCCTCGGGTTGCGGCGGTTTCAAGTTCATCCCTTGCTTTTTCGCGGAGGCTCGGCCCTTGGCGTTCAAGCCACCCTTCTCGGATTTGCCTTCCTTGCGCGTCCATGCGGGACTAGCCATAGAACACCACTGCGGTGGTAGATGCAGCACAAACTGCTGAAATGTTTACATCACACCTAATACCTTCTCCGGGAATCGCAACATAGATTGATCCGGCTGCGGCTGGTGCAGTAAAAGAAAATTTAGCAGTGCCGCCTGTACCATCATTAAGAACAACTGTTCCACCTGATGGATAGCTGATGGTCAAACCTTTGATACGGGCAGGGCCACCAAAAATTGTAGTGGTAGTGCCAGCGGCTGCGGCTGTACTTTTAACGTCTGTTTGCATCATGGTTTGATGCTCCTAATTAAGCAGTGCGTGTAAACACGTACGCTGTTGCGCTAGAAAACATTATTGTGAAACGACCAATACCGGTTGCACCAGCAGCAATCGTCAAATCACCAAATGAGCCAGCAGTGTCGGCGGCTGCGGTAGACAAAATACCGTTAGTTGCAACAGCAACAGTTACAGTCGATGCGCCTGCTGTATTGTCAATATACAAGTCAAACACAGTGCCTTGAGCGGCACCTAAAGCGGCACCGAGCAACGTGCCTGTAGGCAGCGTAATTGTCGTCGCTGCGGCTGAAGTAGATGTGATGTAGCCCGTTGCTACTTGCGCTGCTGTGGCTGTTGCCGTTGCGTTGATTGCAGCAGTGACGGCGTGAGTAACAGCGCCTGAGCCTGCAACATTTCCGGTAAGTGTACCTATAAAGCCATTGGTCGATGTGACTGGGCCGGAGAAGGTGGTTGATGCCATGATGTATTCCTTACATGCAAGTTAAGTACATCTGTCTGCATGTCGTCAGCCGGGACTGTCAGATGTACCGGAAAACCCCGGAATGGTTTGAATATACCCTAAAAGAAAAGGGAGCACAAGGCTCCCTTCTCAGTCTCTTTAGGCAGAACCGGAAGAACCGAACATACCTAATGGGTCAGAAAAGCCGAAGCTATAACGCTCACGAGCCTTGTAACGGACGTTACCGGTATCGAAATCACCGTCCATGCTGTTTTGCAGCGGAGTGCGGATGAAATGCTTCAAACCGTTAGGCACATCAGTTGTCAAGAACCAAGCATTGGTATCAGTCAGATAGTGGTTAATTGCATAACCTTCTGGGATTGAACCATTGTTCTTCAACGCGTTGATGTCGTTGTCAGCGGTACCAACACGGAGGTTAGTCTCTAACAAACGAGTAGCAACGAATTGCAGTGCTGGTGGGATGATCAACTTCTTAGGCTTAGCAGCGATCAACAAGCCACGCTCATCAGTCCAAGCGGCGATTTGAATAACGGCGGCTTCAAGAGAAGTTTCGTTCAAGTCAGCTTGAGTAGAGGGGGTGTTGCTGTTTGTGCCACCAGAAACCAAGGGGTGTGCTGTAGAGAACAAAGCAACACCGTCGCCACCGGGGTAGCTTGCGGAGAAACCGTTGTTTAAAACAGCAGCAGCCTTAATTTGCTTGGTGTAAGCCATAGCACGAGCCAAACCTTTGGTGTAGCGGGCTGACAAAGAATCGTAGAGGTTATCTTCGATAGCTTCTTCAGTGATCGCAAAGCCCAAGGCGATGGTTTCGTGGTTGTAGCGAGTTGTAAATGCCTCTTGTGCAT